GCTGATATCGAAAGCGCCAAGAACACGCTGGGCTCAGCCCTGTTCACTGAGCTCAAGAACAAGGCTGTGAAGCGTTATTACCTGGTAGATGCACGCAACAAGGTTGAAGCGGCAATTAATTCCCTCCCCCAGCCTGACGAACCGGATGCAGTGGACCTGTTCGCCAAAGCAGAGCAGACACTGGCGGCAGCAAAACGTCATCTCGGTGACGAGCTGCACGGGCAGTTCGCCATCACCCTGGCGGATATGAAGCCTGAATACGTGAGCATGCCCTAAGGGAGGCGGGAGGGCCCGCCCTCCCGCTTAATATGATGACCGGGAAACAAAAAAGCTGGAGTACGCAGGAACTGGCGCTGCTGTTAAAGCATACGAACAAGCAGGTTGTGAAACTGACCGGGCGCACACTGGTGGAGGTTGAAGAACGCCGACTGCAGGCAAACGCAGAGCGTAACTGCTGGGACGTATTTGATCCGGAGCGTGCGAAATGAGGCTGATTAACCGAAGCAGAAATGACTCCACACTGGCAAGCAAGGCGTGTGATGCCGCTCTGGCTGAGCATGTTGCCAGGTTTGGTGAATACGCCAGCCGGGCAACCGCCAGCGAATACATGGTGCTGGTGGAAGGCGCAAAGGTCAAAGTTGAGGTGGTGAATCGCCGCAACAGCTACGTGGCTACGGCTATCACAGGGGCACGGCGATTGCGTGCTCTGGCCGGTCGGATGTCTTGATATCGAAATATCATCAACGTGCGATCAGCATAGTTATACTGGTGCTGATCGCCTGGTACCTCATATGGCACAAGTAATTTTCAACGAAGAGTGGGTTGTTGAGGAAAGGCTTACGGCCAGGACTGGCCTCGATAATCGTCAGATTGAAAAATATCGCCAGGGATGTTGGATTGAAGGCGTTCATTTTAAACGCGTCTCGCCAACCGGGCAAAAAACATTACGTGGGATCACCTGGTACAACTACCCCAAGATTAACCAAATGATTCAGGATGCATAGGATGTCTGATTTGCCCAAGGGCGTGGAGATAAGAGGTCAAAGTATCCGGATCTGGTTTATGTATAAGGGCAAACGTTGCAGGGAAGTACTCAAGGGGTGGATCGTCACCCCTTCTAATATAAAGAAAGCAGGCCAGTTAAGGACGGTCATCGTCAGTGAGATTTCGCTGGGAGAGTTTGATTACCGCACCCGTTTTCCCGAGTCAAAGCAGGCAGAATCTGCCCCCGGCACCGTTCAAATCCGCTTATTCGGTGAACTCGTCGATACCTGGTTAACTAACCGTAAAATCGAGCTAAGCGCCAATACCCTGCGCAAAACGGCATCGCAGCTGAAAACTATCGTGGCCGTAGTCGGCGCTGACACTCTCATTCGCGAGATAAAGCACAATGACGTACTGCGCTATCGAACGGAGTTGCTTGAGGGACAGACAATGTATGCTGTCCATATTCGCTCCAATAAGATCGGTCGCAGTGTAAGAACCGTCGATAATTATATCTCCCTGCTCTGCTCACTTTTGAGATTTGCTCACCGGTCAGGATTCACCACAGAAAAGGCATATTCGGGCATAAAGAAACTACAGAAGAGCAGACCCAAACCTGACCCTCTGACCCGGGCCGAGTTCGATCAACTGATGACAGCCAACCATGGGCAAAAAGGAAATATGTGGCAGTTCGCCATCTACTCCGGTCTGAGGCATGGTGAGCTGGCCGCGCTTGCCTGGGAAGATATCGATCTGGCGAACGGTACCGTGCATGTCCGACGAAACCTGAATGCACTGGGAATGTTCGTCCCGCCCAAAACAGATGCAGGGATCCGGACAGTGACTTTGCTTACTCCTGCAATCGAAGCTCTTAAAGCGCAGAGTGCTCTGACTGCGCTGTTCCCCAAAACGGAGATTACCTATCACCACCGCGAATATGGGTTAACCGAACAGCAGAAGGTACATTTTGTTTTCATGCCCAGAATGAGGAAAGGTGCCCAGAAACCGTACTACTCTCTGAGCAGTATTGGCGCTCGCTGGGACTCTGCTGTAAAACGTGCTGGTATTCGTCGCCGCAATCCGTACCATACACGGCACACTTTCGCGTGCTGGTTATTATCAGCAGGCGCTAACCCGTCTTTTATTGCCAGTCAGATGGGGCACGAAAATGCGCAGATGGTGTATGAAATCTATGCTAAATGGATTGAAGAGATGAACAGCGATCAGGTGGCGATGCTTAACTCGAAGCTGGCGCTTTAAAAGCATTTTGCCCCACTGGTGCCCCATTTGATATTTGAGTAAAGAATAAATGCAAGAAAATCAAGAAATTAACAAGAAAGAACAGTACAACCTGAACAAGCTCCAGAAACGCCTGCGCCGCAATGTGGGTGAAGCCATTGCGGATTTCAACATGATCGAAGAGGGCGACAGGATCATGGTTTGCCTGTCAGGCGGCAAAGACAGCTATACCATGCTTGAGATCCTGCGCAATCTGCAACAGAGCGCGCCGGTGAATTTCTCGCTGGTGGCGGTAAACCTCGATCAGAAACAGCCGGGCTTCCCGGAGCATATTCTCCCTGAATATCTCGAACAGCTCGGCGTGGAATACAAAAGCGTCGAGGAAAAGACCTCCGGCATCGTTAAAGAGAAAATCCCGGAAGGCAAAACCACCTGCTCTCTTTGCTCGCGTCTGCGCCGTGGCATCCTCTACCGCACCGCAACGGAACTGGGCGCGACCAAAATCGCCCTCGGTCATCACCGCGACGACATTCTGCAAACGCTGTTTTTGAACATGTTCTACGGCGGCAAAATGAAAGGTATGCCACCAAAACTGATGAGCGATGACGGCAAGCATATCGTGATCCGCCCGCTGGCCTACTGCCGTGAAAAAGATATTGAGCGCTTTGCCCAGGCGAAAGGCTACCCGATTATTCCGTGTAACCTGTGCGGCTCACAGCCAAACCTGCAGCGTCAGGTGATTGCCGACATGCTGCGCGACTGGGACAAGCGTTATCCGGGGCGTATTGAGACGATGTTCAGCGCGATGCAGAACGTGGTGCCGTCGCATCTCAATGATATCAATCTGTTTGATTTTAAAGGCATTACCCACGGTAGCGAAGTAGTGGACGGCGGCGATCTGGCCTTTGACCGCGAATCCATTCCGCTGCAACCGGTCGGCTGGCAGCCGGACGAAGAAGACACCCCGCTTGATGAGCTGCGTCTTAACGTAATCGAAGTGAAATGATGACATGCCTCTCTGACTGCACGATCAGAGAGGCGTTATGACTACTTCAGCAGACGAACCCGGCAGGCCTTGCCTTTGATTTTCCCGCTTTGCAGTTGCTTCCACGCCTGACGCGCCACGCCCTGACGCACAGCCACATAAACGTGCGCCGGATGAACTGTGATTTTACCGATGTCGGCACCATTCAGCCCCATATCCCCGGTCAGCGCACCCAGCACATCACCCGCGCGCATTTTGGCTTTCTTGCCGCCATCGATGCACAGCGTCGCCATCTCCGCTTCCAGCGGCACCACTTTTACATTCGCCGGCGGAGTAAGCCAGTTCAGCTTAAGTTGCAGCATTTCAGTCAGGATATTCGCACGCTGCGCTTCTTCCGGCGCGCAAAGGCTGATGGCCAGCCCGCTGTTACCCGCGCGTGCCGTGCGGCCAATGCGGCGCACATGCACTTCCGGGTCCCAGGCCAGTTCATAGTTCACAACCAGCTCAAGGGATTTAATATCCAGCCCGCGCGCGGCAACATCGGTGGCAACCAGTACGCGGGCGCTGCCGTTGGCAAAGCGCACCAGCGTCTGATCGCGGTCGCGCTGCTCTAAATCGCCGTGCAGCGCAAGTGCATCCTGCCCTGCTTCGTTCAGCGCATCGCACACTTCCTGGCAATCTTTTTTGGTGTTACAGAACACCACGCAGGAGGCCGGGCGGTGCTCGCTGAGCAGTTTTTGCAGCAGGCTGATTTTGCCGTGACGCGAGACTTCAAAAAATTGTTGTTCCACCGCCGGGAGCGCATCGACGGTATCGATTTCGATGGTTTCCGGGTTGCGCTGCACGCGACCGCTGATAGCCGCAATCGCTTCGGGCCAGGTGGCGGAAAACAGCAGCGTCTGACGGGTTGCGGGCGCGAAGCGGATCACCTCGTCAATCGCGTCACTAAAGCCCATGTCCAGCATTCGGTCAGCTTCGTCCATAACCAGCGTTTGCAGGTTTTCAAGCGTAACAGTGTTTTTTTGCAGGTGATCGAGCAGACGGCCCGGCGTGGCGACAATGATATGCGGCGCGTGCTGTAGAGAGTCGCGCTGCGCGCGGAAAGGCTGCCCGCCGCAAAGCGTCAGCACTTTGATATTTGGCATAAAGCGCGCCAGACGGCGCAATTCACTGGCGACCTGATCGGCCAG